GGAGCACTTATTCACAAAATAATTCTAATAAGAGACCTAGAATAGGTCCAGATAAAATGTATGATATACAAGAATATAGAAAATCTGTGTAATTATGGATATAGAAAAATTAAAAAAATTTGAAAAGCTTCCGCCTGATGTAAAAAGAGAATTAGCATTAGTAATGGCTAAGTGGAAAGATAAGAAAAGAGAATCTACAATTAGAAATGATTTTATGGCATTCGTTAAACACGTTTGGCCTGATTTTATAGAAGGTAGACATCATAAGGATGTTGCTAAAAAATTTAATGAGATTGCTGAAGGTAAAGTAAAACGTGTAATCATTAACATGGCACCTAGACATACTAAGTCTGAGTTTGCATCTTACTTACTTCCTGCATGGATGGTAGGTAGAAATCCTAAATTAAAAATTATTCAATCTACTAACACTACAGAATTATCTGTAAGGTTTGGACGTAAAGCGAAACAACTTATGGATTCACCAGAATACAAAGAAGTATTTCAAACAAGATTAAAAGAAGATAGTCAGGCTGCTGGTAAATGGGAAACACAACAAGGTGGAGAATATTATGCTGCCGGTGTTGGCTCTGCAATTACTGGACGGGGTGCCGATCTATTAATCATTGACGACCCACACACTGAACAAGATGCAATGAATGCACAAGCATTAGACAGAACTTATGAATGGTATACATCAGGACCTAGACAACGTCTTCAACCTGGTGGAACAATTATTATTGTAATGACTAGATGGAATGAAAAAGATTTAGCAGGTAGATTAATTAAATCACAAAAAGAACCTAAAGCAGATCAATGGGAAGTTATAGAATTCCCTGCAATACTACCATCAGGAAAACCATTGTGGCCGGAATATTGGAATCTAAAAGACTTGGAAGCAGTTCGTGCATCTATTCCATTATCAAAATGGAATGCACAATATATGCAGAACCCAACTGGTGAAGAAGGTGCACTGATCAAAAGAGAATGGTGGCAACCTTGGGATGGAGAACTTCCACCATTAGAACATGTTATACAATCTTACGATACGGCTTTTATGAAAAAACAAACTGCCGATTATTCTGCAATTACTACCTGGGGTGTATTTCATCCTACAGAAGATAGTGGTCCCTGTCTCCTGTTGCTGGATGCATTGAAGGGACGATATGAGTTTCCTGAATTAAGACGTATTGCTATGGATCAATATGGGTACTGGAATCCGGAAACAGTGATTATAGAATCAAAAGCATCAGGACTTCCACTTACTTATGAATTAAGAAAAATGGGAATTCCAGTAATTAATTTTACTCCGTCACGTGGTAATGATAAACATACTAGGGTTAATTCAGTATCCCCATTATTTGAATCAGGTAAGATATATGCACCAACTGATATGGAATTTGCTCAAGAAGTAATTGAAGAGTGTGCTGCATTTCCTTATGGAGATCACGATGATTTAGTGGATTCTATGACTCAAGCAGTAATGAGATTCAGACAAGGTGGCTTAATTGCTCACCCAGAAGATTATAAAGATGAGCCTTTACAACGAACTCCAAAAGTGTATTATTAGAATATTATGGCAAGAGAAGAAGAGATAAAATTACGAGATATGCTCAGAGCTATTGAAGCTGGTGAGATTGAAGAAGATTTAGATTTACCTGATCCAGAACAATATGATGACATGGGTGGTATCAAATCTTTAGATAAAGGTGCACCATCTATTAAGTTAGCATCTGAAACAGGTGCAGAAGAATTTGATTTAGAACTAATGTCTGTCATTAGAGAATTTGAAGATTTAAAAGAAAAAGGTTTAATAGGTCCAGATGTAACAGTTGATCAATACATCAATGATTATCTTTCTAAAAAGAAAATGAAAATGGAACAAGATAGACAAATGGCTATGTACGGCGGCAGAATGCAATACAAAGATGCAGGTAGTGTCATGGACGTTGTAGATAAAAAAGGTGAAGAAGAATATTATTCTGCTAAAGCAGAACAGTTAGATAGAAAATATAATCCACAAAATTATCCACCATCTCAAAGAAACTTAACTGTAGAGCAACTTAAAAAGATGCTTAAAAAAGCAGAAGAGGATAAAGCAAAAAGAGCTAAAGGCGGTATCGCAGGAGTTCTGTAATGACTCCAAAACCTAAGCCAAAAAACTATTCTAAAATTTTAGACGTTTTAAATACCCCACAAGCTGCAAAAACATTTTCCCCAAAAACATATGTTGATCTAGTCGGTCAGTATTCTAGAAAAGCTTTTGATAATGGAGAGATTTCAAAAGAAGAATATATGGAGATTGTTCAACCATTGTTTGGTGACGCCGGAATCATGGCAACTGAGAAAATAAAACAATATAATCAAGAATTAGAAAAATATGCAACAGGTGGCAGAGTTAATTTTTTAAAAGGCGGTGATACTAAATACAATGCAATGGTCACAAAAATGTATGCAGAAGCTGGTGGTCAAGAAGGAACGGGTATGGATATAGATACATTTGCACAACAGTATTTTCCTAAAATGGCACAAGGTGGCAGAATAGGATATAATGAAGGTTCACCAGATGCAGCGGAGCTTAGAAAAAGAGTTGAAGAGTTAATGGACGACGGAGAAACTTTTGGAGATGCAGTAAAAAAAGCAGTAAGAGAATTAGAAAATGGTTAGAAGATTAACCAGAACCGTGCCTCCGGAATCAGGGCCCCAGAGTCAGGGCTTGAATATTTCTTATAATACTGTTAATAATATTAACCATACGGAGAAAATAAATGGCAGAAGACAATATAGACAAGGCTCTTCCAAACGAGCCAAGAAAAGAATTTAACTTACCAGGTGAAGAAGAACTTCAAGAAACTTTAGTTGAAGAAATTTCTGAAAAACAAGAATCACCAGAAGATGTAGAAGTCACTGAAAACGAAGATGGTTCAGTTGATATTAATTTAGATCCATCAGCAGCAAGTCCTGAAGGTGGTGATGAACATTATGCAAACTTAGCAGATTTTTTACCCGATGATGTACTTGGAAGATTAGCATCAGATTTAAGTTCGAAGTATATGGATTATACTTCTTCAAGAAAAGAATGGGAAAAGACTTATACTCAAGGTTTAGATTTATTAGGTTTCAAATATGATAACCGAACAGAACCTTTTCAAGGAGCTTCAGGTGCAACACATCCAGTTTTAGCAGAAGCGGTAACTCAATTTCAAGCATTAGCATATAAAGAATTATTACCGGCAGATGGACCGGTTCGAACTCAAGTATTAGGATTACCAACTCCAGAAAAAACAGATCAAGCAGGTAGAGTAAAAGATTTCATGAACTATGAAATTATGGAAAAGATGAAAGAGTATGAACCTGAGTTTGATCAAATGTTATTTAATTTACCATTAGCAGGTTCTGCATTTAAAAAAGTTTACTATGATGAAATGGAACAAAGAGCAGTTTCTAAATTTGTTCCAGCAGATGATTTAATTGTTCCGTACACAGCTACCTCATTAGATGATGCGGAAGCAATTATTCATCGAATAAAAGTTTCTGAAAATGAATTACGAAAACAACAAGTAGCCGGTTTTTATAGAGATGTTGAATTAAGCAAAGGTCCAGATACAGAATCTGAAGTTGAGAAAAAAGAGAGAGAATTAGAAGGTACACAAAAAACTGGAAACGAAGATGTATTTACTATTTTAGAATGTCATATTGATTTAGACTTAGAAGGTTTTGAAGATGTAAATCCTCAAGATGGTGAGCCGTCAGGAATTAAGATTCCATACATTGTAACTATTGAACAATCTTCTAGAGAGATTTTATCTATCAGAAGAAACTATGAAGTAGGAGATCCTAAAAAATCTAAGATACAATATTTTGTACATTTTAAATTTTTACCAGGATTAGGTTTTTATGGTTTTGGTTTAATTCATATGATTGGTGGATTAAGTAGAACTGCAACTTCTGCACTAAGACAATTATTAGATGCAGGAACATTATCAAATTTACCAGCAGGATTTAAAATGCGTGGTATTAGAATTAGAGATGATGCACAGTCTATTCAACCTGGAGAGTTTAGAGATGTAGATGCTCCTGGTGGAAATTTAAGAGATTCATTTATGATGCTTCCGTTTAAAGAACCGAGTCAAACATTACTTTCATTAATGGGTATTGTTGTTCAAGCAGGTCAAAGATTTGCATCGATTGCAGATTTACAAGTTGGTGATGGCAATCAACAAGCAGCTGTAGGAACTACAGTTGCATTATTAGAACGTGGTTCAAGAACCATGTCTGCTATTCATAAAAGAATTTACTCAGCTCTTAAAAATGAATTTAGAATTTTAGCTAGAGTATTCAAGTTATATCTACCTCAAGAGTATCCGTATGATGTAGTTGGGGGTCAAAGAATGATTAAACAAGCAGACTTTGATGATAGGGTAGATATATTGCCAGTTGCCGACCCTAACATTTTCTCACAAACACAGCGTATTTCACTTGCGCAAACGGAATTGCAGCTGGCAACTTCAAATCCACAAATGCATAATATGTATGCAGCATATAGAAATATGTATGAAGCATTAGGTGTAAAAAATATTGATCAAGTTTTAATTAAACCGATGCAGCCTCAACCTAAAGATCCTGCATTAGAGCATATTGATGCTTTAGGTTCTAAACCTTTCCAAGCATTTCCCGGTCAAGATCATAGAGCACACATTACAGCTCACTTAAATTTTATGGCAACTAATATTGCAAGAAATAATCCAATGGTCATGGCAAGTTTAGAGAAAAATATTTTTGAACATATTTCTTTAATGGCTCAAGAACAAATTGAAATAGAATTTAGAAATGAATTAATTCAACTTCAACAAATGCAACAACAGATGCAAATGAATCCACAAATAGCTCAACAGATTCAAATGCAAATTAAAATGCTAACTGAAAAAATTGAATCTAGAAAAGCAGTTTTAATTGCTGAAATGATGGGTGAATTCATGGAAGAAGAGAAGAAAATTACTTCACAATTTGATAATGATCCGATTGCTAAATTAAGATCGAGAGAATTAGACCTTAGAGCAATGGAAAATGATCGAAAAGCAAAAGAAGCTGATGAGAGAATGAACCTTGATAAGATGAAAACAATGATGAATCAGTCTAATCAAGAGGAAAAACTTGAACAGAATGAAGAATTAGCAAATTTAAGAGCTAATACATCAATTGAGAAAACAATTTTAAGTAAAACTTTACCAAGTACCGACTCAATGATGAAAAATCAAAGCAATATGGTACCTAATGTTAGAATAATGCGTGGAGGTAATGACTAATATGAGAAAAAACATGACAAAACCCGAAAAAAAGATTAAAAAGGTGATGAGGGAATTCAAAAGAGGTGAATTACCTATAGGTAAGTCTAAGAAAAAAGTAAAAAGTCGTAAACAAGCGATTGCAATTGCTTTATCTGAGGCTGGAAAATCAAAACCAAGGAGATAAAATGCAAAAACTAAATAATATTAAAGAATATAAGTGTGCAGATCAGGAAATTGAAATTGATCCAAGATCAAAAACAACTGCTGACAGAGCTTATAACTATATTGGTACTGGTGGACCTGAAATGGAAGTTAAAGGTCAAGGTGCAGTATTAGCAGAGAAGAAAAGAAAATCAAAAGCATATTAATTTTATGTTTCCGTGGAGTATCATAG